TTCTTGCAAATGAAAGATGTTCACGTTCTGCTATTTCCCGCAATGTCATAGGTCCGTGTTCATATACTGATACAAGTGTGCAGTTATATTCATCAGGATAATCTTGCCATAATCTACAATGTGTTTCCTTGCATTGCTTCTTCTTTTTCATACATATGCGAGAGCACTCGCGTAAGCCATCTATTTTTTTCATAACTCAGGATGCTCCTCTTCGATGAGATCGAATATGTTCTCTATCTCTCCATCGTTCAATCCAAAATCTTCCATCTTCTGCTTTCCTTTGTTTCTCAACTGCTTTGATTTTGCTTTCTTCTTCTTGTTCTGCGGCTTCATATCGTCAATGTAGCTTTGTATGCGCTCATCGCCATCAAGATATCCGGCAATCATAGCGCGAAAGAACTTTGACTGTGTAACACCATCATGTCGCAACTTTAAGATAAGTTTGGCATGCTGGTGTGTGCTCTCAACAAACGCAACCTTCTTATCCAAATGAGGATTGGCCACGTCATCGGACATTACCAACTCCTCGTATTGATGTGCGCGCGACTCTCTGATAAGCCGGATGCGGTTTGTGAAATGAACTTAGCTTTTGACTGCAGTTCGCGCAAGTTGCGGGCGCCACTGTACGAAAAGCCGGAACGAATACCTTTCTCTAAATCTTCAAGTATCAGCTCGACAGGCCCACGGTGGGGCACGCGAGTGGCGACACCCTCAAACGAAGAATACTTTCCTCGCCATTCCACTTGAGCTTCTTTAGAGGCCATTCCGCGATAAGTTTTCCAACGAGTACCCTTCGCATCCATAAAGATTTCTCCAGGCGTCTCTGTGGTTCCTGCGAGCAAAGAGCCCACCATCACTGCGTCTGCTCCTGCAGCCAGTGCTTTAACCATATCGCCTGAGTTCTTGATACCTCCGTCTGCGATAATTTTAACGTCTCTGTCTGTCTTGGAACACTCGATGATCGTCTGTAGGCCCGGTAATCCATGGCCGGTCTGAATGCGAGTGGAGCAAATTGAGCCGCCTCCGATGTTACACCTAACACTATCGGCTCCCCAGTCTGCGAGGTCGTTGATGCCATCAAGCGTTGCGACATTGCCCGCCATAATATGGTAATCATCACCAAATAGTTTTCTAAGTTCATGCAGCGCCTCTTTCATCATGATATGGTGACCGTGAGCTACATCAACGCAGAGGAAGTCGGCGCCGTAATTTACAAGCGCAGATGCGCGCTCTAAATAATCACCAGAAATTCCAACAGCGCCACCAACTATAGAAGGCGAATTAACTTTGTTAATTTCGCTCATCTGCTCTTGAATAGTGTTGTAGCGATGTATAATGGCGCTAGCGCCGACTTTGCCCATCGCACTGCCCATGGCCCCTTCGGATATCGTATCCATTGGCGAAGCAAAAATGGGGAGCTGAAGAATGACACCTTTTCCTAAGTCGGTGGAGATGTCAATCTCCGATCGAGAGCGAATGTCGGAGTACTGTGGCCTTAACAGAACATCGTCGTAAGAATACATCCTATTCATTGTTTTTTCGCACCTTGTCAATTAGTTTATTTATGTCGTCGGGCACGTACCAAGTATGTGGATTCGGCTTAGCTGGCTCATCAATTCGGTGAACAAAAGTGGGCCCATATTTAGACAAAGTGGTCACCCCAAAAAGCATAGGCACACCACGAAAATCAAGCTTCAACTCAATGTTAGGATCATCACTGACATCAAACACGAAAAAATTAATGTCTGGATTATCGCGAGAAAGCATACCAAACGGCTCTTTAAGATTATGGCAATATTTGCACTTCTGGGAAAAGATTTTAATAAGACTCATGCACGGGCCGGATTCGGGCATCCTGACATGACCGGCTAAAATCTTTTTTATAGCTGTTGCGTTTATTCTCATTATTAGTGGTGCGCTGTTTTTTGTTGAGTCCATTTATTCTTCTCCTCTTGATTTTTTGTACTCTTCGGCAACTTTAATTGCCATGTTCCAACATGTGGGGCAATATAGCCTTACCGTGTCTTCGTCGCGTACAACCACATTCCAAGTTGTAACCATCTCTTTGTCGTTTTTGTCGAACGGCTTCAAGCAAGCTAAACATTCCTCTGGTAACTGATCAAACTGGAAAATTTTTTCGGCGAGTTTTTGCGAGTTTTCTTTCCCCACTTTCTTCTCCATAGCTCGGCGCTGCTTGCGATTCATGACTTGCCCTTTTTCTTAGCTTTCGCCTTCATCTGCTCTTTTTCAACCGACTTCCTATAGGTTGGCGACTGTTCCATTAATTCTTCGTGGCCTATTGTTCTTGAATTCTCCTCGGGCGTATCTTCGGGCTGAGGAGGGGTTACGCCTTTTTCTGCTGCTGCTTGTGCAGCTTGTTCTGCGGCCACCGATCTTATAATCTCGGGGGAATATTGCTCCAATGTCACAAGACCGCCCTCTATCTGGGCTAGTCTGAGAGATAGAGTCATGATCTTATCCGCATCGCCTTCTTCAGAAGGACGTCGATGGATATCTTTAATGACTCCATAAATCTCTTGAGCCTTTCCTCTGAGTTGCATTATAGCGGAATTTAATATTTCAACTGACATTTGTTTCTCCTTTTACCTATTCATTGTTCCAAAGATTTGCTGATTCGTTCCGCCAAAGACGACAATGGCTGACGGGAATGGTGCGCTGTTTACACTGCTGCCGAACTTTAACCTACCCTTGAGGAAGTACACCTCGTTAGCCTTCATTACATAGCTGTGCCAATACTTTGTATCTGTTCGCGCTGGAATGAGCATAACCACCTTGGAAGCTCCATCTTTAGCAGTATTATACGCTTTTTGAATCCACTTGTCAATACCTCTTCCATACGGAGGGTTAACAAAAGTTGTATGTCCCGACCAATCCTTTGACAAGCCATCCTCCGCTTCTGTGTAGAAGTTAGCACACTTTGTATTGTGTGGGCTTGCGCACGGATCCAAATCAAATGGTCCGAATCGCCAGTTGAGTTTGTCAAAAAACTCTTGAGGGGTTGCCCACTCGCCTGTCTTTGAACTAAACATTGTCTTTTGTGTTTCTTTGTTCATGTCTGATCTCCTATCGTTTGCTGAATGCGTGGCCGGCCATTCGTGTGGCCTTTTTGTATATTTCGTTTTTCTTATTATCGGCAGAATTCCAAACTTCGTACGCTTCCTTTATAATTGGAAAAATTTCCTGCTCCTGTTTTGAGAGCTGTTTTTTTGACTTTTGTTTTTCTAGGTAGGCATCATAAGCGATACTAATTGCCTTCAATTCCGCTTCTGAACAGGTTTTTCTGATATTTTCGTAAGCTCCGCGTAGTTCTTCAGCCTTTTCTTGGACTCTATATTGTAGTCCTGGCGGTACAATACATTTGGCATAAATGCTATAATCTTTTTGCAGACTGAAAAATCGATACAACCTAGTAAGAGCCAGAATATTCTCATTGGGCAACTCGTCTTCACTTAACATAAAGCCGTATTTGCCCCTCATGTGTTCAATCAAGTCAAAAACCTCTTCATCAATTTTTTCTGACACGTATCGGTCGTGATCGTGACCTTTGCTGATAGCTTTGTTAACTTCTTCAATCAAGTAGGCATAGTTGCACCAATGGACAAACGCTTCTACATAAAAACAGCCGCTGCGCATGAATTCAGCCGGTGTGGAGAAGTTAGGATTTTTTTCAAGAAAGTGTTCTCGGCCCCCGTAGTTTACGAAAAACCGTTCAGCAACTTCAGAGTTGCTATATTCATCGTATACATCATCAGCTTCTTTGTGCAAATCAAAAGATGTCATGTCCTTGACCCACGAAATGCGATCAGACTCCGAAAGGTCTTTATACCAACTTACAAAGTCAGGCTCCAAGAAGCGAATATTTCTTCCAAGCACATCACTGTATTCGCTATAATAGGCCGTTGTGGAATCCCACGGCCACTTTGCGACAGACTCTGCCTTGTAGCCCTTATCGGAAACCTCCTTGTTCGGAAAAAAATGTTCGAAGTCTTGCAGTTCGCCAATCAAGCTGGTCTGTTCCCATCTTCTACTCATCTGTACTCCCCAAAGCTCCTGTGCCTCTGTTGCTGATTGTTTTAGGGTAATCGTATAGCGTACCCTCTGTATTTTCTTGCGGCTGGAAGTGCACCACTGGCATCATCACCAGTTGCGCGATCTTGTCGCCGTCTTGGATGACGCGAGTATCGCGTCCAATATTATGGACATTGATGAATACTTCTCCATCGTAGCCCGAATCAATCACACAAGCGCCAACCACCAAGTTTAACTTAGCTGCCACGCTTGAGCGATTCTTTACCTCTAGCATATAGCCGTGAGGCACACCAAAACGCAAGCCAGTGGGCACCAGTGCGCTCTGGTTAGGATGAACCGCGATAATCTCTCCCGGCTCCTTTGTTGAGTAGAACACATCTAGCCCAGCGTCCGATGGATTGGCACGCTGGGGGCTATGTGCGTCTTCTCTCGTCTTGGTATATTCGATAATCACTCTTCGTCTCCCGAGAACATATTGAAGTTCTCAACAACCTCGTCAATATTTACCTTGCCCTTATAAAGACGGTATGCCTTCACAGCAGCCCGAATCTCGTCAGTATTGAGCCATCCGTTCTCACGAAACTCAGAACGAAGCTCTCGCTTCTGCTCCTTGTAAGGTTCAATACACTCTTCAATTGCCGCCAACGAACGAATATATTCCTTGACGTAACGCTTTCTTTCTTCATTTGTTGAAGCCATTTTATCCCTCCTTGGATACTTTATTATTATAACAAGGGTCGTTCCCCCTGTCAACGGTTTTTTATAAATTCAAGCCAAATAATTGTTGCACGAACTGTCGTACTATATTGTCTTTTTGCTCATCGGTCTCAGCTTGTGCGAAAACATAGTTATATGTACTTCTTTGTGTCTCAACTTCTGCTCTAAGTTCTTGCACTTTTCTCTTCATCCATCTTGTCTGTTGATTATAGTTCTTTGGCAGCGGAATGTCAAGTTCTTCTGCAATTTCTATCAAGGTAAAGTATTCTCTGTTTTCTAACGCCGAATTAGCTCTTATAAAATCTTTCTCCATCTTGCGTCTTTGATGATAATCGTGCTTAAGCGGATCAATCTTATCAGGATGAATTTTGATTGCAATACTCTTAAACAATTTTGAGAAAACAGCATGAAGCGCGATATCATCTTCCGACATTTCAACTTCCTCTGTCTTCTCAACAGGCTGCGTGGATGCGACCAGTTCTGTGGAATCGGACGATACCATCGGTACGGCGCCGGGTGGCTCGTCTTGTATATTATATGCCTCTTTGATCTTTTTTGCGTTATCTTGATTAAGTTTTGCTAGGTCAATGTTGTGCCTTGCAAGGAAAGCGCGATAGTGCTCTTCAAAGAGAGCGCCGGCTTCAGAACAAATGGCTTTAGTGATCTTTAGCTCTTCTCTAATGAACTTATATTCATTAACAGACCTTTTCCACTTTTGTCTCTGAAACGCCGACACATCACACCCTCCACTATAATTAGCGCGGGCTACTTGAACTCAAACTCTACTTTAACACCAATCTTCATTTCAGGCACTTTTAGTTTATTTGCGAGCTTATGGCGCTTACACTCTTTTGCGTCTAGAAACCAGTCTGCGTGGCCCTTTTCATGAACAATATCAAGGAAATAATTTTCATCATGACCACAGTTTGCAGCCATCATCTTATAGACTTTCTGATTTAGTCTTTCGACTTCTTTTGCATCAGCTTTGATCTCTTCGACCTTTCCCCACCCCATCGAACTAACATCGTGAATCATAACGGTAGCATCGAGATCCATATATCGCATACCATCAATGCCAAAACTAAACAGGATGGCGCCGCACGACATAGCTTTGCCCTGGACAATGGTGGCGACCTGCACTCGGGAGTGCTGAATGTCCGAGATCATTGACATCAAACTATAGACTTGCCCACCATAGCTATCAATAATAACAGGCACAACCGGCTGTCCTGTGTTTTGAGCCTTCATCATTTGGGTTGAAAACTCTTTTGCAGAAGCCTCATCAAACTTGTTGACGCGAATGACCACGGGCAAGTTTTCGCTTCTAAATTTCACCTCTTTAAGCAGAGGGCTCGGTGTATAAATAATATTCATTTTTTATCCTAGTAGTCTGAATGTTTTACCTACGGCGTAGGTTGAAAAGCCCCAGTTGTCGTCGTACTTTAAGCGAGCCATATATGGGCGATTCAAGTGAATGCGATCCTTTTCGGGCTTAATACCCCAACACCGGATGCGGGTGAGTTCGTTGTTGCTGTCGATAACCTCAACAATCCAATAGTTCTTTCCGTTTTTTGTCTTTCTCGGAGTAATCTTGCGCGGGATAAACCAGCACACCTGTAGCTCCTGATCGAACTCAGAGATGGGAGGCACAAACTTCTCTTGTAGTCTCTGAACTGTAGCCGGCGTGATGACTAAGTTAATCGGGAATACGCCAGTCAAGTCAGTCTTGAACTGGATGATCTCCTCCTCGGTGAAGTCGCCCTCTGGTCGGTAAAGTTCCAAATTCTCAGAAAATCTTTTGGGATTTTTTGGGCGATCTACGATACAGGCAGACCAGAAGTGTTTTCTGCCAGTGAATCGATCGTCTACAATGTCATCTAGCGCACCACCACGACAGAGAGCATCAAGCGCCTTCTTGTTTAACTTGCTGTATACGATCTCCTCTCGGAACAACAGATCCTCTGCGTTAGTGAACGGGCGGTGGGCCAGCACTTGTTCAATGGCTTTCTCTCCCAGCCCCTTGATAGATGTAAGCGGCTGGATAAGCGTCTTGCCATCGTCACTAATCTCCCACACCTTGCCTGACTTGTTGATGTCCAGGGGTGCAATCTTAAAGCCATACTTCTTAGCGATGTTGATTGCCTTTTCCTTTCTGCTCTCGGGCTCTTTGTCCAAGAACGCTGCCATCCACTCGGCAGGGTAGTAGTTGAACAACCACGCACACTGGAACGAGATGATAGAATAACTGACTGCGTGAGACTTGTTGAAGCCATAGCCTGAGAAGAACTCAAACTTATCCCACAGGTCTTGTGCAGCGTCACGGGCTATACCCTTGTCAACACACCCCTTGATGAACTTCTTGTGCAGCTTGCCTTTCACGCTGTTCTTTCCAGTTCCTTTCTTCGTCAAAACCTTCCGCAAAAGGTTACCCTCGTCAAGAGTTAAGCCACCCAGCTTGTGACCCAGCAACGCAATCTGCTCTTGGAAAATCAGGAAGCCAAATGTCTCCTCAGTAATCTCTTGCGCATCCTCAGATAGATACGATACATAGTGCGGCTGCTCCTTGGCTTCCACATAGTCTGCGTCAACGCCAGCCGACAACGGACCAGGGCGGAAGATAGACGTGATAGCTGAGATATCAATGATACTGTTGGGCTTTGCCTTTGTGCAGAAGTTCTGCGCTCCGTGCTCTGTGAACTGGAAGACACCAGCCCACCTGCCTGGGTGGAAGATGTTTTGATACACCTCCTGATCATTTAGATCCAGCGCATCGGGATGGAGATACTGCATATAGTAGTCTC